TTCATCGTATTCTCTTCCAGTTCTTGATATGATCGGATAAGATCTTGACTACCAATTTCTATTTCAATAACTTTACAAATAGCCAAGAACAGGTTTTGATTGAAGATCTCGTACTCGAGTCTATCAAAATCTATGGCCATGACATGTACTATTGTCCTAGAACATTGGTAGCCAAAGATGATATCTATGGTGAAGATACAATTTCAGAATACAAGACTGCTTACTACATCGATCTTTACATTCGTAACTTTGATAGCTACGAAGGCGATGGTAACTTCTTATCTAAGTTTAATCTAGAAATTCGTGATCAGATGACTCTTACAGTCTCTGTTCGTAACTTTATGAATGAAATTGGAAATATTGAATTGATTGATCGTCCACAAGAAGGCGATCTCATTTATATTCCGATGCTCGATCGTTTGCTTGTTATCAAGTATGTAAACAAGAATCCAGTATTCTATCAAATGGGTGCAATCCAGATGTATGATCTGGTTTGTGAAATGTTTGAATATAGCTCAGAAAGATTCAATACTGGTATTGATGCGATTGATAGTATTGAAACTAATCTTTCCCTTGATGCTTCTGAATATGCTATTCTAACTCAAGATAACTTTATTATTACCAGCCAAGATGGATATCAAATTGTTCAAGGTGGTTATAACTTTGAAGAACAAGCAAGAGATCCATACGAAGATAATACAGAGTTTGAAACTGAGGGTGATAGCATTCTAGACTGGACTCAAATCGATCCATTTAGTGAAGGGAACGCATAATGTTCGGTCGTACATGGCATCACGATACACTCAGAAAATATGTAATTCTATTTGGAACTATCTTTAATGATATCTGGATTACAAGAGATAGTGCTTCAGGTGAATCAATTCAGACTCTGAAGGTTCCACTTTCTTATGGACCAAAAGAAAAGTTCTTAGCAAGACTTGAAGGTAACCCAACACTAGAGAATAAAGTTGGTGTAGTACTTCCACGTATTTCTTTTGAGATGACGTCATTTACATATGACCCTGATAGAAAACTGAATACACTTAATCGAATCTATAAGCAGCCAACAAATAATGGCACTGATGATCGTATTTCTTATCAGTATATGCCAGTGCCATATAACATTACATTCCAAATGTCAATCATGGTAAAGAATGCTGAAGATGGCACAAGAATTGTCGAACAGATTCTTCCATACTTTACTCCAGACTGGACTGCTACAGTAAATCTAGTACCAGAAATTGGAGCAACATTCGACATTCCAATTATTCTAAATGATGTAAACGTATCAGATAGTTATGAAGGTAGCTTTGAAGAAAGAAGAGCTATCATCTGGGATCTGACATTTACGCTGAAAGGATACATTTTTGGTCCGAGCAAGAAGACTGGTCTTGTTAAGTTTGCCGAAGCCAATATGCGTCTTACAGATTCACCTACAACTGCAAATGCTTCAACAACAGCAAATACAGTAGTAGTTACAGCCAAGCCAGGACTTACTGTTGGTGGCCTACCGACAAGTAATTCTGCTGCGTCTATTGATTATCTTGAAATTAAATCGACAGATAACTATGGATTTATTAATGACTTTGAAGAGAATATCTAATGAGTAATGACATTACAAATACTGGCAGAGGAAGTCTTCCTGCTGTCATTGAAAGAAAAGCAATTCCACAAGTTGAAGCGGATTTTGATTACGCTCGTGAAAACATGATGGAAGTAATCAATAAGGGACAAGAAGCTCTCTTTGATCTGATGGATGTAGCTCGCCAGAGTCAACACCCAAGAGCATACGAAGTTCTTGCTACTATGATGAACACTATGGTTGGAGCCAGTAAAGACTTACTTGATCTCCAAGCCAAAAAGAAAAAGCTCCTAGAAGACGATCCAGAAGCTACACCACAACAGGTCACGAATAATCTATTCGTCGGATCAACTGCCGAGTTACAAAAGTACTTAAAGCAAAATAAAGATGAGCAGTGAAAATTATCTAGGTAATCCTAGACTTAAAAGAGCAGATACAAAGGTCGAGTATACTCCAGAGCAAGTTGCCGAGTATATCAAGTGCTCTGAAGATCCAATCTACTTTATCTTAACTTATTGTAAGATTGTCAATATTGACAAGGGTCTTATCATGTTCCCGCTCTGGGAATTCCAGAAGGAAATGATTCTTTCCTTTGAGGCCAATCGTTTTGTTATCTGTAAGATGCCTCGTCAGGTTGGTAAGACGACTACGGTTGCTGCTTATCTGCTATGGAAGATCCTCTTTAACGAAGAATATTCGATTGCTATTCTTGCCAATAAGGACAGACAGGCTCGAGAAATTCTTGGTCGTATTCAGCTCATGTTCGAACACCTTCCAAAGTGGCTCCAAATGGGTGTCACCGAATGGAACAAGGGTAACATTAAGCTGGAAAATGGGTCAGAAATCCTTGCCTCTGCTACGTCATCTTCTGCTATTCGTGGTACTTCGCAGAACATGGTTTACCTCGACGAGTTTGCCTTCGTTCCGACCAATATTCAAGATGAGTTCTTTGCATCGGTATATCCTACCATTTCATCTGGTCAGAGTTCAAAGGTTCTCGTGACTTCGACTCCAAATGGTATGAACATGTTCTACCGTATCTGGACAGAATCAGAGGAAGGTCGCAATGCTTATGCTCGTGTCGACGTTCACTGGTCACAGATTCCAGGCCGTGATGAGGCATGGAAAGAAGAAACAATTTCCAATACTTCTGAAGACCAGTTCAGACAGGAATATGAGTGCGAGTTCCTTGGATCTTCGAATACACTGATTAATCCAAATAAACTTCGTAATATGGTTTATAAGCATCCAATTCATACGACACCAGCTGGTCTGAAAGTCTATGAAGAACCAATTAAAGATAACATCTATGCAATTGTAGTGGATACTTCTCGAGGAGCCGGTGCTGACTATTCTGCCTTTATTGTAGTGAATGTAAATAACCTACCATACAGACAAGTTGCCACATTTAGAAACAATCTATTGAGTCCACTTCTGTATCCTAATATTATCTATGAAGTGGCAAAGCATTATAATGATGCAGTTGTACTTGTAGAAACAAATGATATTGGCCAACAGGTTGCAGATATTCTTCACTACGACCTAGAATATGAAGGTATCTTTGTCACTGCCAATAATGGTAGGTCTGGCCAAAGTCTTTCTGGTGGTTTTGCTACTTCGACAACTCGTGGTGTAAGAACTACCAAGCAGGTAAAGAGAATTGGATGTGCTACACTCAAGACTCTTGTAGAATCTGACAAGTTTATCATTTCAGACTATGATACAATTTATGAATTGACAAGATTCTCACTCAAGAATAGTCTAAAAGGTAACCAATCATACGAAGCAGAAGAAGGCCATGACGATATGGCCATGTGCTGTGTTCTTTTTGCTTGGTTAACTACACAACCATATTTAAAAGAACTTACAGACCTTGATATTCGTAAGCAAATCTATGAACAAAACGAAAGAATGTTTGAAGAAGAGATGCTTCCGTTTGGATTAATGAGTACCGGTGATGACGAATATGACGATCAAAGCAACGAATCTTTGATTGGAAATGATAATACTTATCGAGACGAGTTCTGGGCAGAGCAAAAACGCAATTTCCTTAACTTATAAATAAAACAAAACTCGTATATAACACCTTCGACTAAGGGAGATAACAATGGCGTTTCAAGTCAGCCCTGGAATTAATGTATCTGAGATCGACCTAACTACTACCATCCCATCGCTGGCAACCACTGTTGGTGCCATTGGTGGTGTGTTCCGTTGGGGTCCTATCGGAAAGTTCATTCTAGTAGATTCAGAAAATACTCTTGCCGCACGTTATGGCAAGCCAACATCAGACAATTTCGAAACCTTCTTTACAGCTGCTAACTTCCTTGCATATGGTAATGCTCTATATGTAAGTCGTGCTGCTGTAACAACTGGTTTCTCAAACACAGTTGCAGCTGCTTCAGCTAATCTGAATTCATCTACAACTGTTACACTTGTTGGCACCGACTTTGGTGTTGCTGCCGGTCAAGCAGTATTTGGTGCTGGCATTCCAGCTGATACATTTGTTGTATCTGCTACAACTGTTAACACAAACAATACAGCCGTAGTTATTACAAAATCGGCTACTACATCAACTGATGCTCAGCTTAACTTCTTTGCAAATACACTTACATTGAATGCTGTTGCTAACAGTGGTGTTATTGAACTTGCAGACTGCATTGTCAAGAACGCAGACGACTTCGAAGATAAGGGTCCAGCAAATGCTACCTTCGCAAGCACACAGTTTGTAGCTCGTTATCCAGGCGATCTTGGTAACTCGCTTCGTGTTTCTATGTGTGATTCAGCAAATCAGTACACACGCACAATCAACATGTTCAGTGGAAACAGTGTTGGTGGTGCTGCTGCCGGTCCTGCTACTGTTGCTGTAGATGATGGCTTTAAACTAAATCAACTTGCAAATGCCGCAATTAGCGTTTCTGTTAATTCAAATGTTGCTAACGTTGTTCTTACTTGGGCAGGAAATGATGCCGGTTCAGGTAACCTTACATATGCTGAAACAAAAACAGCTACAGAAATACTTCTAGCGTCTCTGTCTGTTGGTGATTATATTGAACTTGGTAACACAAGTGTTGGTACTCAGACACTGAAGATTAAGTCGCTTCCTGAAGCTATTACATTCAACGATCTAACTCTAGCTTACTTCCCAATTACATTTGAAGATACTTGGAATCGTGCATCGAACTTCAGTTCGAATACAATCACACGTAAGTGGGAATTCTTCAATACTGTTCCAGCAGCTCCAGGCACATCACGTTTCCTTTCAGATCGTGGCCTAACAACTGTTGACCAAGTAAGTGTTGTAGTTGTAGACGAAGATGGTATGTTCTCAGGTACTCCAGGAACAGTTCTTGAAGTTTACGAGAACCTTTCACGTGCTACAGATGCTATTGGTGAAGATGGTA